GGGTCCAGTACGAAGATCTTTTCTATTAATTAAATCCTCAGCTTTCATTTTAAAATGAGGGCTGAGTGTTACATCAATAGGAGGATCTGTAGAATCAGATTCAGCAACTACATAGGTTCTCTCGAGAATTGAAATTAAGCTAGATAAATTATCAGTAGTTTTTTGAAGAATATCAGTTGTTCTTGATAATTTATCAATAGCATTTTCAAAATCAGCGTGAGCTGCTTTACGTAGTTTTTGATGGAAGGGGGTTGCTGAATGGTTACAGCAATGTGAAGCCATACGGTGTTCACACTTTGGATAAATTGTGGTTTTTGCAATTCGAATTACATTCTTGTAATCACTGAATTAGGTGATTACGAACGCAAACCAACACATTTGTCTTTTGAAATGGGTACGCCATAACAAGGCACTAATTGTGTCATAATAAGCTTAAATAAGCCTCCTCTTATAACAGTGTTTCCTGTAAATATTCATCTTATGGTTTGATAAAGTGATTGAATATTCAGTATATTTGGCACTGAGTGTTATCTTTTATAAGTAAAAGATAGTAAAACTAATTTTGACTATATTTATCCAATAAGGTATCCCAAGTTTTAAACAAGGGCTCCAAATCAGATATACTGAACCTAGTCAAGTCAGTTAATTTGTTTATGATTTTACTCCTATAAGTATCATAAGTACTTTGTTCGTCACAATGGAAAAATAATTCATTAAGAGCACTCATACATGTTTGTACTATTTGATCTTCAGATGAAATTTCTTTAGATGGTAAGTAGTAACATAAGCTTTTCATAATAGAATCTTTATCTAATGGTGCAACAATTCGTTTCAGTAACGTATGATATCTAAAAGTACGTTTCAAGAAAGAAATATCCTCAACTTTGACGAACTTTTCGGTTTGTTCTTTTTTATCTGACGTTGTAAATGTCATGTAGTAAACTTCTCTAACAAATTTTTCGTATGTGATATTATTAAAATAAGGTGCTAACTCATCTTTGACTCCACATAACATATCGTCTCCGTAAGTTATTGGTAAAAGAAGGTCATCAAAATCACGTACATTAAATTTAGTAGTCAAATTAAGTGCATTTTCATAACCAAGAGGTGTGCACATCACTGTAAAAGCATATCTCAATAAAATAACACCTCTTAGAGAATTGTCTTCGGCAGTGGCATACTTACCTGATGGTTGAAAACCAGGTGGAGTAAACACTGTACCATTTAATACAACTGTAGGAAATAGATTTTCAGTTAAAATTCCTTTAACAATTTGTAATGAATGATCATTGTAACCTAGTTTTTTCAAAACAGTATAAACAACAGAGTTAGACATAAAACCTATACCTATTGGCATACTGGTATCATACCCGCCATAATCTCCCTCCATGATATTGGATGAAAAATTCTTTAGAGTATTATACATTTTGTCGACTTCATCAGAATGCATATTAATGCCAATTTTAGTACTAAAAATATCACGATGTTCACACATCATACTATAAAAAGGTAATAAATACATTCTATTCACAAGAGTCATGTCATATGAAGACATTGCAAACATACGAGTATTTCCTTTAATAACTTTATCCCAACTTCGAGGTTCATCTAACA